TATAGTGCTCCTTTAGTGTTAGTCCTTGAGTGTTATAGCGCAATAGGTACCAAGAAAGAATTGAAATCAGTAGAATTTGCCATCACCCAAGTGCAGAAGAAGATAAGTGAAGCAAACCACGGATTCACTTGTGATGTTTATGAGGCGATGGCAATAGCATGGGTAATAAGACTTCAACAATTGAAACGATTGAGTGAAGTCCCCAAGATGATAAAATGCGCTAATTAAGAAGAAGAATGTGGCCTCGTAACGGAGGTCACGAAGGGTCAGGGAGGACCCTTTTATGGGCTGCCATCAACATGTGTACTCCAGCCGCAGCGATTGAGCTACGAAAGTGTTGGCTCATATGATCCTCATTTTAAACTGCGAGGTGAGTATGCTGTTGATGATTTGCAGCAGCTCCCATGCACTAAGGACAGTGGGCATTGTGGTGCTAGGCAAATATTCCCATTATTAAAGCATCCAAATTGGCGAACACCAACTGTTAAACATTCTTGTCCTAGAGTGATTATGGCTGCTTCTATCCGTGCTGTTAGCAATAAGGTAGAGCCAGATCCTAAAATGTTTGAGCAGTTTAGTGAATGGTGTAAAAAATTTTATTTCCCAGAAATATTAAGTTGTTTTGATCATGAATTGTGTGTAGTTGATTTCTCTTCTTGGTTGAATGATGGACGTTATACCATACCTTATAGGAAGCAGATAGATAATGGTATGAAATGGGAAAATCGAAATGCAGATCCAACATTCCCATTGAAGAGTTTTCCTAAAATTGAGATGCAACATACTACAGTAGTTCATGAATTAAAACAAACAATTTTAAATGATAGTAAGGAGAGGGAAATATGTGGTCCTTCAGCAGAACATAAAGGCATTGTTAATGCTTTTTGTAATAAACTAGAAGAAATATTTGATCGATATTTGAAAGGTTTCTGCTGTAGGAAAAATTGGATGCAGATCTGTGAGAGCATTGAGAAGTTTAGAGAGGTTATCGTGGACGGTATCGATGGGGCTGGGGATCAAAGTATGTTTGATACCTCCCAAAAATCACAATTCAACCTACTAATGAATAGGTTGATTAAGAAAATTCTAGAGCATCCTAATGTGATTATAAATCAACCATTGACTCCAGAAGACATAATGGAAGGTTTTGATAAATCTGTCTTCTTGAGAGTTATGGCTGACTTTGGTAAGATACTGTATAATAAAGATAACCGAGCCTCGGGCCATGGATGGACGATGTTGTTAAATTCCATTCTTAATTTGGGTTACTGGAAGTTTACTTATTATTTGGCAAATATTAAGCAGTATTGGGTAACTATTAAGAGTGATGATTCATTGTTTGGTCATTCTCGTGCTGATCATGAAAGATTTTTAGCTGCAGTTGATAAGGTATTTACTAGATCTAAAGAACCTCAAGTACATGGTTTAGGTCAAATTTGTAAGCGGCTAGATTTTGGGGATATTACTGATCTGGAATTTTTGTCGAACCACTTTTTCTGGACTGAGAAGGGAAGATTAAGAATGACTCGAATACCAGAACGTATTATACAAACATTGAGTTGGACTACCAATATACCCTCCAATTTGAAAGGTGATGAGCTGTTATTGTGTAGACGTAATTTGTGTTTTAGTAAAGGTATGTCGATGTTAGCCTGGGGAACAGGCTTACCTATATGGCAAGTTTTAGGTGAGAAGATGGTAGAGTTAGGTGTTAATGGTAAATACACTGATTTTTGCCAATATAGGGATAAATCCAGAAAGTGGCAACCACGTGATGATAAGGATGCATATTTGATCTACCTTAGTAAATTTGGTATTAATTCTGGAATGGTAGAGTCAATAGAGTCACGAATTAAGAAGATTAAGGAAATATCGGGAGTGGTTGAAATACCTGAGTTTGAATTATTTTACTCAGAGTAGTGCTACCAGAGGCACGCGGTGCTTAGTCTCAAAGTGAGGGGAGGGTGGAGTTTTGGAGGAACTCTATCTGGCCCCCGGCCGTAAGGAAATATCGG